CCCAACGAATAAGTTCCGTTTGACCCAAGAGTGGCTGCTGACCCAGCAGCTCCTCCTCCCGCAGACATGGAAAGAAAAGTAGTTGTTCCGCCAGCAGTTCCGGAGCTATTGGCGCTACCAGAGGCCGCGCCAGCGCCACCAGCACCTACTGAATATGTATACCCCGTTGAAGGGGTGACGGCGTAAATTGCCGTCCCGGTTGATCCAGCACCACCATTAGCACCGGGATTTGCAGATCCACCACCGCCACCACCGCCAACAACAGTCACCTTCAGCGAAGTCACTCCAGCGGGGACTGTAAAAGTTCCACTTCCGGAAACATATGTCACAACGGTGATCTTGGGAATCGCCGCCAGTTTCGCACGGGTAACATTTTCATCTGCAATCTTTGCGGTAGTAATAGAACTATCATTTATGCTAGTTGTTCCAATTGTTCCAAACCCTAGTGAACTAGCTCCTCTAACCAATACATGACCAGAAGTAGCAGTTGAGATGTGCTCATAGTTAGCAGCAGTAGTTCCAGTTCTTCCAATAACACCAGTAGATGTTGGTGAATTCAGTAGTTTATCAAATGTTACTGCATCATTTGCAATATTTGCTGTAGCAGCTACAAAGGAATTTAGTGTTTCTTGCGTTACTATTTGATCGGTAGTAGCAGGATTTCCTGTACCTTTAATTACAAATGCTTTACCAGTTGATGCTGGTACTCGTAAATACATATCGCCAATAGCAGCAACACCAGAAACAGCAGAAGGTGCAACACCAAAACTACTAGTAGTATTATTCCAGCCAACAACCGCGTTGTTATTTTCAAAATTCATGCCAATACTGTTTGCGCTTGTTGAGTTAATCTGACCTGATGCAGTTATAGAACTTGTACTTAAACTAGAAGCATCTATAGAACCTGCAGCTATAAAACCACCAGGATTTAAAGATAATGTTCCAGAAGATAATGTTGAAATAGTATAAGTATTATCCACACCAAGTTTAATACCATTTGCAGTAACTGAACCAAAAGTTGGCGTAGCACCTGAATGTATATCTTGTGGAAGCGTTAGAGTAACATCACCTGTTGTATTGTTCTTAGTAGCTGTTATTCTATTTGTTGTTCCTGTTACTGACTTAACATTGGTAGCTGGATTAGTAGTTAATGACCATCCAGTTACATTTGTTGCTCCAGTAATGCTAGGACTTGTTCCAGTTACATCTCCAGTTACTTCGATTGTACGGCCAGTAGTCCACGCAGAAGCAGTACCAGTAATGTTTGAATCAGTAAAAGCAACTGTTTTTGTTCCACTAGATGCTCTAAACTTGAGTGCATCAGAAATTAACCACATACTTCCATTTGCTGGAGCTGTAGGATCTGAAGCTGCTGAAGTAAACTGAAGTGGAATGGCTGTTGTTGTGTTTGCAGCTAAGACCAAACCACCTGTCATAGTGCTTCCTGCTTTTAGAACAGAAAGATCTCTTAGGTCTTTTACTGCCTTAGAGCTTGCGGCTTTAGTTGAGTTACTTAGATTTGTGTCATCAGAGAGATCGACTTTAACAAGTTGACCACCATCACTTACAAGACCAGTGCTTAGTCTGATTCCACCAATCTGAGATGTCGTAGCAGTAGCCAAGGTAATTTCACCATTGTTTACTGCAATACCACCACTAACAGGAACACTTACTAAACCTAAGCTACTAGCTGTAGCAGGACCACTAGAAACAATTCGGCTTACACCAAAGTTTCTAACTGATAGTGTTTTACCTGACATTGAAGAGGCTGTCAACCAAACTTTAAGTGTTTTTGTTGTAGCACCTACATCTAATTGACAACCCAAAGCTGTTGCTGTTGTTACTGGAGTATATGTCTTATTATCACTGTCAACAACAATCAACATTTCTGCTGTTGGTGCTTCAAGATTATCAGAACTACCATTTGTAAATGTAAATTCATACCGATAAAGAGCACCATCTACTGTACCACTAGGAAAACTCTTAGTGATTGTTTGTGGAATTGTAGGTGTTGCGCCATAAAGCGATAATCCCAAAACATAACCAACAGTTGCTGCATCTGTTGAAGCAGGAGCAGCAGACATTGCAAGGTTTTTGATTGGATAATTTGATGCACTGATTTGGTTATTTGAAACAACAAGAGCATTGCTGTTTAGATAACCAAGAGTTACAGCATCAGTATTATCGGTTGGGTTGGCAATGTTGCGGATTTTTGTTGCAGCACCAGATCGTAAAGCCGTAAATACGCTATTGGTTGAATCCCAATATGGAGCATTGGCTTGAATCAATGATACCGAGCTAGCATTAAAATCAGAAACATTGCTTGCTAGAATTGAGCCACCAGCCACTGCGGTAACGCGACCATAAGTATCTATGGTGATTGAATTTGGAATGGTCCGTGTACCACTAAAAGTTACATTATCAGTTGGAAGACGAATTAAAGGAACTGTACCACTTGTTAAATTTGTAGCATTAACATTAGGTAGATCATTTGCTGCAATTACTCGTTCACTAGCTGTGGTAATAAGACCTTTGCTATTAACTGTAAGTTGAACGAGAGGTGTTGAAGAATCTCCATAAGTCGAAGCAGTTACTGTTGTATCTGGTAAATCACTATTACCAAGAGTTCTATGACTAATGCTTGTTATTCTTCCTTTGTTATCTGTGACAACACGCAGCATGTTATTACTGTTTGTTGGAGAAGACTGTCCAAAGGTTCCTATGGTTGCATTAACTGTTTCTAAAGCACTGCTAGGAAGAGTATAGTTACCCGCATTTGTTGTTTGCAGTTTTGTCAAAGGAATAGCATTAGTTCCAAGACGATCTGGACTTAATGTTCCATAGATCAAATTATCTGCTGTTCTTACCTGATCAAACCTAACAGCATCTGTATCTACAGTTGCGGATCCTAAATTAGAAATCTTTAAGTTACCAGCAGTAAAGTTTCCTGAAATTGTTGGAACAGTACTATTCAATCCTGTTCGATAAACAGTTCCATTTACAATAGCATGGTGTAATGAGTTTATGTTTACACCAAAGCCACCACCGGGATAGGTAATACTACCTTCATTTGCTGGGAAAGTTCCTTTTTGTGTGATAAGAACTTGGCCAAGATCCTTGATATAGTTACTTGACATACGCAAATCGGTGGAACCAAGAAAGGGACCATCAATGGCGTTTTCATCGTACTTTAAAATAGACTCATTCTGAAACTTAGCTAAAAGTTCTTGAACAATAAACTTAAGTTGATTGAACTGAAGATTAAGTTGTGTTGTAGTGAGTCTTGTTCCGGGTGCAAAAGTTACAATACTTTCCTTAGATAGTGTTTTTCGTCTAATAATTACAGTATCAAACTGACGAATAATAGGATCACTATTAGGATTGTTTGGATCTGATGGAACAGAAGTTGAGACATTCTGAAAAACAGGAATATTGATTTCTTCGTTTAAAACTGTTTCATAAGTTCTGGATAAAGGATAATATAAACCATTATCAGCATGAGTAGGAATAGTAGCAAGATCAACAACAGTTAGAATTTTTGTCTGTTCATTTATTGAATACCAATTCTTGGCTAAAATGAACATCTCTCTTCTATCTGCAATTGTAAACTTTACTGCATCAAACTTTGAATCGACTCCGGTATCAAATATTCTTTCAACTTCAATCTGATCTATCAAAGGAACATTAGGCAAAAAGGTAAGACTACTAAGATCAAAAGTTCGTGATCCTACAGATTGATTACCCTCTCCTGTGAATGTCAAAGAAGTTTCTATTAAATCTAAATTGTCATATGTTGTCATATGTTCTCCATTAAGTATCAATTGTTGTATACTTCTGCTTGAACTTACCTTTGAATTCCATGTTGGTAATGTTCACAGGAGTTGGATATTCGCTTGTAATGAATATCTTTGTAGAATCTGAATAACCCATTATCTTTGTCATAAACTCTCCTTGTTTCTGGAAAATTTCCAACGGAAGTGGGTCTTCATATTGTGTATAGTCTGGTCTGTTTGGAAGAAAACTTGTTGTAAAAGCGGTTCTTCCCCGGTGTGTGACTTCAATATCATAAGGACCAGTATAGTAATGTCTAAATACAGCACTACGAATATTAAGCACACCATCAATAATATTGTTGTTTTCATCTCTAACAAATAGAGTACTGAGTTCTACGGACATTTTGAAAGACAGTCCAATATACACATAATAATCGTTGATTGCATAATTTGCACCAATGACTTTTATTTCGTGATATTCAGTACCTTCTGGAGTTTTATAGTTAGTTACTGATAGAGGTTGAATAGCAACATTGCTTAAGTCTTCTTCTCCAGATGGTTGCCATCCCTTAAACAAGACAACAAAGTATTTATCAAGTGTTGTTTGACTAGCAAAACCGGGAATTCGATATGTAGTTATTGCTGTATAAGGATCATAATGAGCATTCCAGTTTGTAGGATCTGCGGTAGATGAAATAATCTTCATCTTAAACATACGATCTAAGCGTGGAACATACTCATTTTCATTGATCATTAAACACCGATACAAATAAAACGAATAAGGATTATCACTATATGCAGGATTTCCGCCTTGTCTATTTCTTCTACGAGATACAACATACATATAGTTATCATAATACTGGAGTGTCTCTATTTGATCACCATCTGGCAAAAGATATCTATAGAATGAATTTTGAATAACCCTATCGCCACTATATCTATTAATGTAACCATAGATATGATTTCTGTTTTCTTCATCTACAAACAACAAAGCATCTTGAGCTGGAGCTGTAGCAGCGGCATAGTACTTTTTTGGAAGATATCCAGCAGCTTGGCTTGATACTTCGACAGCCGAGGCAAAGCCCATGCTGCCTTTACCCGTAAACAGGAACAGACGCTGTGAGTCAAAGAAATATAGCCGTGATCCAATAAACTGAGGATCAAGAATAGGTGCAGTAGAGTAATAGGTTACTGGAGCTACTGCGACATTGCTTGGTGAAATTTCAGCATCAGACGCTCCAGATAACTGGAACTGCGTATTTGCTTTGGTATTGATAAACATGTAATCTTCAAAGGGAGTTAGACTTGTAATCTCACAGTAGTTGTTTGAAGACACACGAATATCAATAGGATCTGTAGTTACAATGTTGGCAGGATCATCAAAGAATAGGTTTTCGTATTCACCCATCTGTGTGCTGAATACGACATCATCTGCCGAAAACCATAGTCTATCCTTGAATACGGAAAGACCAGTAATTGATACTTGTCTTAAGGCTTTTCTATCTACGGTTTTAAAGATGCTTGGACCGGGGTTTGTTCTTTTATCCCCGGAAGTTCGTGGAGTCCACTTGATTGGTTCCATCTTCCACTCAGTTACATTAGATGCCGAAATAGTAACTACAAGTTTCTGTGGCATTCTTCTTGGATCTATGTAAGAGTGCTCATCTGGAGTTCTTACTTTTTGGAGATAAGGCCTACCATCGGTTGTAATTTCTGTTGTATGTACCACACTACCAGTAGTGCCACTTGTCTTATAGATTCCCTTAAGCGGGTCTGATGGACTATAGTAAAACTTCTGGTCTGTTGGGTTCCAAGAAACAACGCGATAAAAACCGGGAGTTGTGTTTAGATACTGACTAACAAAGAAAAAGATCTTTCCACGACCGTCAATGATATTGTTTAGGTTTGTATCTGAATCATACAAAGATCTTAACATTTGACGAGCTTTATTATCTGTCGTAGTAGTTAACTTTTCATTATTGCCATACCAATCATCTGATTCAGGCGGTAGTTTTATTTCAGAAAGGTCATCAACTTTTTGACCTAAATATTGTCTAGCAGACTCAAAGTAAAAATAGTCATCTACTGAAATATAATCAGCACCTGTAATTTCAATTAGATACCCATCTCCTGTACTTGGATGCGGATTAAAATTACTACCTGATATTGTAGCTTGTTTATTAGATCCAGTATAATCCAAAATTGTTCTAGTTTGTACAGCTCCTGTTGTTTTAGATGTAACTTTAATAGTCATTCCATTATAAGTATCATCAATGGGGGACGCAGTATCAGCTAAGTGGATATGGGTTGCAGTACCGTTTTGAGCAGTAGCACCAGAAATATAACCGGGACGCCATCCTAAAAGAACATCATCTCCTGTAGCGTTTACTTTGTCATCTCCAGCATCATATACTTTCATAACTTTGGATGCAGTGTAATAAGTTAGCTTACGACCCTCAATATCATCTGTTGTTGAAACAGTTCCATCAAGGTTGAATAGTTTTCCAGCAACATCTGAACTAAATCCAGCCTTTACATTCTTGTTTAGAATGACAACGCTAGAACCAAGAGATACAGCCTTAAGAGATTCTTTGGCTGTTTTGGTTCCTGATAGATATGTAATGTATGTTCTGGTGATTTTTGAAACTACGCCTGAAGACAAAGCTTCTGCATATGTTAATCCATTTGCATCAGCATATGCTTTTACAATTACGCTATTAGCATTGTTTGCATCATAAGTAGACGGAATTGTGCTGTCTGTTCCATCCCATTGATTCTGGGGAGTCAATTCTTCCCAAGTTCCAGAAGGATAAACTCTGAAAATAAAGAACAGTTTTTCAGTAGCGTTTGTTGCGTTGTAATTTACTACTACCAGAAAATTGTTTTCTTCGTTAATGCTATACCAATAGTAGAATAAATCTGTGGTATCTGTCCAAATAGGAGCAAGACTGAATAAATCAAGTCTAATTGCATTGCTATTTAGATCCCAAGAAGTAGCAGATAAGGTTGTCTTTTGTGGTACAATTTCAAAACCGGGACGCTTTTCAAAATTACGCTCTAGAGAAACAAGAGCATTGTCAATGTTCTCGGCTTCGTTTGGCTGTCTTCGGTTTGCTGCCTGTCTTCCTACGCTATTTAAGGAATAGATAGGAATCTTGGTAGTAACCATTCCAGCCCGTGGGCCTCGTCTTCGTATTGCCATTAAATACCTCTGGTACGCCAGTACCTAAATCTGTTTGGATCACTGAAGTAACGAGAGCGCAATGCAGCATCTCTCAGAATACTAGCAGAAGAGAATATGTTCTTCTTTTTGTCATTTACATCTGATGCTTTACTCTTGATTGAATGGAGTTGTTCCTGATATCCCAAGAATGCATCGGTTGCTTCATCACCCTGAGTAATACTCTGATAATGACGCATGGCTGTAGCTAGGACAGCCCTTTGTGCTGTTGTCTCTAAGTTGGCCCAAGGCAATTTCATTGTAAACTCAACATAATATGGGCCTTTAGAAGCAACCCAAACATCAGTATCATCTGTAATATTCCATAGTCTAGCTGGTGTTGTAGTTGAAAGCATTCTTGCTTTTATTAACTGTGTGTCATCAGCATTCATATGATGTGATATTAGTTCAGCAGCTAAAATACCTTCTTCATCCGCATCTGGAGTTTGGAATGCAATATAACCATTTGCAGTAAGTTCATATTTCTTTACGAATTTATTTGAAGCAAGACCTCTTAGCTGATAATCCAAGCTAGTCTGCTCTAGAATTGTTTCAGCAATTCCGGTGTCGATACCGGACTCACCTTCTAGGTCGGCTACAAGGTTTTCACCTGAAGCCAACAGCATTTGGTTAATTGCCTGTAACTTAGTAATTAAGCCCATATAGCCTCCTTAGAAAAAAAACCACCCGGCTCCCACTTAAGGGAGCCGGGGGTAGATAATGATCACCTCCTCTTCAAGCTAGGTTAGTAAACAAACTAAACCCCCTTTCAGAAGTGGATAAAATCATTATGCAGTTACAGCGTACTCTGCACCGAAGCCAGAACCAGTACCAAAGATAGCAGCTAGNNNAGNNCGAGTATNAATCTCGGCAGAAGTGTCACCAGCAGCAACGCTGGTTGTACCAACGAGAATCTGGCAGAGTTCTGGACGAAGAATACCAGTACCCTTTAGCATGCTTGCAACGGTGAACTGAGTGTTGCGGCGAACATCCTGTACGGTATCAACCTTCATGCCCATGAGAGATAGACCAGCAACGGCCTCTGGCTGGAAGATTATACCGAAGATGTTGACGCTGTTGCAAACTAGGTTATACTTAGCTGCACCAATTGATGCTCCAGTTAGATCAGCACGGGGAATGTGGTTGGTCTTGATGATCTTGACGCCCATGTAATCAAGGGTATCAGCTAGTTTATTCATTCCAACAGAAATTGGAGCACCAGCACCATAGTCATCGCTAGCGGTGAACATTGGTGTGTTTGCGAAGGCGTTTGTAGCACGGGGAATACCAAGAGCACGAATGACTTGGAAGACCTTTGGTGGAACAGCGCAATAAACATTCTCAACAGGGAAGTTATTTTCCTGCATGAATACAAGGTAGTTCTCGATATTCTGGAGAATGCTGAGAGCGATTGTCTCGGTGCATGCAGAAACTTCAACACCAATAGCCTGATTATTACCTGTAGCAACTACAGCTGGAGCTGGGAAGTTTGATACGCCAAGACCGCGAGGATCTGAAGTAAGTGGAGCAACAACGCTAGCAGCAATAAGTGCAGAAATAATCTGCTTATCGCGGGTGTTAGCTAGTGTTAGNCCAGATTGACGAGCTAGCTCAGAGCGGTAATCCCACTGAGTAACGAGCAAGTCAACATTGTCAGTCTCAAAGTGAGCAGCCATTGGGCGTGGATCAAGGTTTACCTTGAAAGTGGTGCTGCTAGCATCACCGCCACCAAGCTCTTCACCAGCACTCCATGATGGCTTGAGAGCAACGGTTCCAGTTACGGGGAACTCGTAAGAGAAGCCACCAGTTAGTGTCTTATTGGTGATGAGATTCTCAAAAACATTGTACTCATCGTAAGCATTAATTACTTCGCCAGACCAGAGTGGTAGCCAAAGCTTGTTTGCGCCAGCTGCTCCACCGGATGTTGCAGCAGCAACATCAGTACGCATTACTAAATTGGCTGCAGTTAAATCTGAGTTAATAGCCATTTGTTTTATTCCTTATTTAAGTAGACTAAAAGTTGAGACAATAATAGAAAGCTCAATCGTTCGATTGTTCCTAAAGGAGTCTACTTGCTTGAGTGAGTCCAGCCAAGGGCCATCCATTACCACGCGGGGGGATTTGCCCAGAGGCTGTCCTCAGTCAATCCGCTGTCTCAGGTGCGGATTATTTGGGTAGTTTTGTAAAGTCAGTTCGCATCATCCGCTGTTCTACATAATTGCGGAACTTAGGATCAGTATTGAACTTTGGGTTGTTTCGCTCAGCACTGAATTCTCGCTTAGTTTGGTAAGCGGTAATACTCTGCTGAGTGCTAGCAAGAGGTACTTGACCCCTTGCTGTTTGCTTGGGTTCTGCTGCCTTGCTTGTGCCAGTAGCCTTGGCATACTTGGCTTGCAAGCCATAGAGAGCAATGTCCCAAGCGGGAGAAGCGAGGTTCTGATTAATTGAATTCTGCTCAGCCTGAGATAGATTCTTGCTAGCCCAATCAAACATCTTGGCAAGTTGATCCTTGCCACCGATTAGTTCGGCTGCTTTAGAATAGGCAATCTCAAGCTTTGCCTTCTGACCCATCATATATTCATTGATGATCGACTCAGGAAGGTTAGTCTTCTTCTTGATTGTATCCAGAGTCTCAGGAGAAAGATCGTTATTGGTGGCGAACTCAACGGTCCACTGCTTCCAATCATCCTCGGTTGCAACCTGTGGCTCAACCTTGGGTGTCTCTTCTGCCTTCTTCTCTGGAATCTTCAGTACCTCTGGTACGACAGGAATTTCTTCCTTCGTTGGCGCAGCCTCCTGTTTGACCGGGTTTGCTGTAGAGGGGGTCTGCTCATACTTCTTCTTCAGGTCCGCTACTTCCTGTCGTGACTTGGTAAATTCCTTTTGGGCATTCTTGAGGCTTTCAAACCAAGCACCAGCATCCTTGAAATTCTCAGGAACCTGCATGCCTTGGTTTCTTACATACGCATCAAATGCTGCCTTCTCACGGGATAGGATAGCGTCTTCTGCTGTCGATGTAAGAGATTGTTCCTGTGATACTACTGGAGTCTCGGAGGATTGTTCCATCATATCGGGAGTCTCTTCATTCATAGTGTGTGTCTTTCGTTAGAGTTTAAAATCAATACATTTTCTTGGCTGGCTTCTTAGCCGCCATCTTCTTAGCTGGCTTTTTAGCCGCCTTCTTCATTGGCTTCTTCATTTCTTTCCTTTCTTTAGGTATACCATTTTCTGGGCATCTTTGCCCGTGCATGTCGTGGTCTTGCCACAGTTGCACTTGTATGTTTTCTTTGCCATTATGTGCTTTCTAACACTGATACAATAACATCAAGTCCTGCGGTTGACCCTGCAATTACTTTAATTGTATCGCCTGTATTTAGAGGAATAGGTGAATCTAATACTTGGTAGGTGGATTGAATTGGGACTGCTGCTGCACGAACAATGTAGTAGCCAGTTGCTCCTTTGAATAACTGAACAGATACGCTGTTGGCTAGTGTTGTACTTGTATTAGCAATATGAATTGCATTCACAATCGCAGTGCCAGTAATACCCGCATAAACTGTAGTAGCAGTAGTCACTCCAACGGATGTGGCATAGTTTTTATATGCGTCTGGCATTAGTATTTCCTTTGATATTTATGCTTATGGTGCTGCGCTTTTGTACGGGTGATCTGATGGAAGATTTGCGGATAGTCCCCATTTCCATGCAAGATATCCTTCAATGAGTTGTCTGTTGGTGTCTGTGACTGCGGAATACAAAACAACTATTTCTTTCACACTAATTGCAGAGTAATAATTTCCAACCGCTCCTCCCCGAAGAGAACCAACGCTGAAACCGTTAATAGATGCGACTAAAGAGCCATTTGGAGAATGTACTGTTGGGGTGACACCATCACGGGATAAACGAACATTGCTTGATGCGCCAAGTGCGGTGTTCCATCCAGAGAAAATGTGATAACCACCACCAATATCCCAACTGTGTGTTGAAGTCCCAACATCTGCTCCCCAACCTGCAAATCCTACCGTTGTTTGATTAGGACTTCTATAAAATGTTCTGATTCTCCCTAGATTTCCTGTTTCACCGATTCCCATAAGAACATCTTCGGTTCCACCACCACTATTCATTTTCATTACAGTAATTATAGTTACTGAAACCAAATTGGCTGCTCCCACAGAAGCGTTGCTAAGAATATCATTACTTCCATCAAATACAATTTCTGAGTTTACACTACTGTATGTGGGTTGGTTTGCTGTTGTAACCTGTGATATATTTCTAGCATTTCCACTCTTGTCGTTCCATTGAGATACGGTGCTACCATTAAGAGTTATAGTAGATGCATCGGCTGCATCAAACCAAAGGTCTGTCGTGATTTGTGATGGTGTCCAAGGAGTGCTATTAAACTGCCCCAAAGCCCTCTCAATGTAGTGCTTCAGAGCAGGAATGGTTCCCGCTTTGGTGCGGCGTTGGTCTGTGTTGCCACAGTATCCTGAATTGAGTCTCCATCTTCTCATAGGAAAAACCAACCTTTCAGTTCTGTATAAGAACCACCAGTAGTTAATCCTATAATATCAGCTACAGAATGAGTATGTACTAAATTAGCTTTACCTGCTAAACCAGAAGTTAAAGCTGTTGGTTTAACAGAAGCATCTGCAGCTTGAAGTGCATCATTTGCAGCTTTGGTAGCAGAATCGGTAGATGATTTAACATCTGAGAGTTGTTGAAGAGAAGAAGCAAGCAAACGCTGCAACTTCTTATTCAACAAAGCTTGTTGCTGTAGTTTGCTGTTTAGGTTCATTATGCAAATACTCTATATGGGTTTGTTGGTTGTTCAATTATAGGTAATGCATCTAACATACTTTGTGGTAGTTGACCATTAACTCTCATGTTAACATGATAACGCTGATCTTCAAAAACAACTGAAACTTCTTCTGTTTCTATGTTAAAGCTAGGTACAACAATTGAACCAATGAAATCAAAATCTATTCTAGGTGGTGGTTTAATTTCTGTTATTAGGTTGTTTTCGGCATCTAACTCAGAGTATTCTATATCTTTGAATTTGTAATCAAAACTAGAATCTTCATTAGTTATTTGCTCAAATAAACCAGCAGATACCAAAATAGAAAAGAACTCTTCTTTTGTTTGTGCTCTTAAAAAATAGTCAGGCATATTAAACCATTTCTGATGTTCGTGCATTTAGTTGTGCTTGTGGCATACTAAATGGATAGATTTTCATTTTATGTACAGCAAGTGAGCCTAAATTATTACCAGCTGTTGTATCTGCTGTATAAGAATATGGGCCTAAATACAAAGTACGAGCAGCTGTGTGTGTAACAACATCAAAAGTAGAAGACGGTCCTGTTGATCCATTTATGGAAGATCTTTGAATATCAGATGCTGACCCGATTCCACTATAACTTAGACCAATCGTTAGATTAGGATCATAAACAGCAACGGTTCTTAGTCCTGTATTAGAATAATAAGTAGCTGTACCCGCTGATAATGTAGTTGAATAACCATAAACAGAACCAATACTATTAGCAGCATTTGTAAAAAGAAACCAAAGTTGCGGATATGCTGTTGTATTTGCGTTAGTTGTAAACCCTTGCTGAAATCTTGTTGTTTTGATAATATAAGTACTATCTGGAATCTGTGCTGTAAACTGGTTTAGATTAGCATGATTTGCGGAAATCTTAACTAGATCTGCATTTCGTGTAGTGGATGTATTAACAGTGGGAATGTAACTAGAAGCCCCTAATCCTTTTTCAACTTGTGCTCCCCAAAGGAATACACCATCTGTCAGATTAGCACCTGTATAAGAATCGGTTGTACCATCAACACTCAATCTAATTTGAGCATTTATTGTTGTTTGTCCAACAGCAGTTACAATAGTTTGAGATACACGATACCAATTATTCTTATAGGGAATAATAGCAATATGACCTGTATTAGAACTGCTTACAACAGTACCATTACTTACATTGACATAACTACTTGCGGAGCTACCACCATTATCCATTATTCGTATAAAGTTTATGCCAGCTGCTTTTACAAAAACAGAGAATGTATAGACTTGATTAGCTTCACTAGTTACTAGTTGTAAAATGGAATGTAAACCTGTCGATGTATCTTGTTTTAATTTTACGCCACTTAATCTATTTTCAGGAGATAAGACATTTGCAGTTATAGCATTATCAACAGCTGAACCTGAAGTTTGCCAGTTGGTTGTTCCACCACTTGTCCTAAATTCTTCACTCCAACAAAGCAAGTTTGAATTTGGTCCTTCAATAAGAAGACCTTGAGGATTCTGTGTGCTTGGTTCATGTATAAACCGAGGACCGTGATATGCAGCTGTGGTTGTTTCTTTTAGGTTTTGTATCGCAACACCGGGATTAACTTGGAAATCAGAAACATCAAATACATGCACTTGTCCTGTTGCAGTTACACCACCGGGATATAGATTTAAAGATGCTACTCCGTCTTTTCTAGTGACTCTAAGTTTAGTCCATTGTGTTGTGGATAGTCCAGTAATATCCCAAAGATTAGGATTTGCGCCTCTAATACTGATATTAACACCTGTATTATAACCTTCTATAATTTCACAGATACCTGCATTTGCTATATTATTACCCCAAGTATCTGATCCTAACATACCTATAGTTAAAAGGTTGCTATTAGACTGTCCTTTAATCCAGAAAGTTGCGGTTGCTGAAGCAAAGTTAGCGGAAGTAGGAGTAAAACCAAAACTTGCTTGGGTACTTCCTGCTTGTGTGATTGTTAATCTTCGTGCTTTATTAGCAATATTGTTTCTATCGGCAATAGCTGATACTGAGTTTGTTGGGCATCCCCATAAACTAATACCACCACCACTAGGAACAGCAGGACCAGCAGATATAACAGAGAAATTTGTTTCTGGATATGCAACATATCCGTCTTTATTGACTGTAGTACCAATACTAGTTCTATTAAAGAATATGGCAGAGTGTGATAAACTATCGGTAAAATCTAAAGATAAGCATTCACCATTGTACAATTCTGTTGTAAGCAGTGAATGTAAAACACCACGGCACATTGCCATGTATCCTGTTGGATTTAAATGTGCTTGCTCTGTTGTTGTATTAGCATAATAACTATTAGTAACTAAATTAGCACCAGAAAGAACATTAGCAAGCTCAATGTAAGTTACATTATCTTTAGAATACTTTTGTAAATCAGCAACTATTGATGCTCTATTATTAGAAACATAAGTAGTACTACCATCAATACTTATTGATACTGTGGGGTGTGTAAAAGATAACAAGAAAGCTAAATCTTTTAGAGGATAACCTAAAGAAAGCCATACTGATTGTATATGATTTACAATTCGATTATTATTTGTAACCCATGTTTCAGCTGTATCTGATCCATTTATACCTGTGTTATTCCATATTATTACTTTGCCAGAACCACCAGCTTGTATTTGTCTTTCTCGTAACTCTTTTAAGTAACTTTCTAGTAGTTTGCCTGAGTTTTCAATGATAGTAGCAAGTAATGCTGTTGACTTACCGCCATCATAGATGAAATTATTTACAGCAAATCCTTTTCTATATTGAATAACACTGTGCCATAATGAACAGAAAGGACCAGTAATAGGCCAAGTACCACCTTGATTCCAGCCATCAAACGAACAAGCAACTGTTTCTGGAGTTTCATATGTTGTAAAATCACAAGCAGCTGTGGCATAACCATATGCTCCAGTATTTGTAGAAATTACAGCAGTAGAACCTAAAAGAGTACTTTGGTTTGGAAAAGGACGCATTGCTCGTAGTCTAAAACTACCGCTTCCTGTTGGAAATGTGCCATAAACTAAACGATATTGACATCGTTTACCACCAAAATTATTTGATGCGTTTATTAATGAAGTAAAGTTTACATGCGTTGTTGTGTTTTCTTTTTCATATCGCATGTAAATTACATTAGAATTGGCTGGTGATGAATAAGTAAGACCAGATGAAACAAATTGTCCGTCCCATTCAAATCCAATAGGCTTAACTGAAGCTCTATTATTAGCTGTACCACTTAAAGAAAACCCTAAATAAGATTCTAAACCAACTGCTTCTGTACTGGTATTAGTAATTAAGTTAGATATATTACCAGTATTAACTGCGTGGTTAATATGATTATCNTTAATGATAGCTGTATTACTANNTAAAGATAAGCCAGTATTAGTGCTTGTTAAGTTTAAATTAGTTGCATATTGGTTACCATTAAAATGNTAATTAGCAGCATAAAACAAACCACCAGAATATCCATAGTTACCACTACCAGCATTGCTGTCGCCAATAACCATAATATCTACAGAATCAGTACCATTCTTTACATTTTGTAAAAACCTAGCAGCAAGTGAAGAACCATAAGCAACAGGTCCATTAAGGATAGCTTCTCCTTCAATGTTTAAAACACGATTCCTTTGTGTTCTCCACTCAGGTGGATCTAATGTCCACGACCTGAAGCGATGCATTAGATTGCTCCGTAGAAAATATTACCACCAGTAGCAGAACCACCAGCAGTTGCAAAGTATTCTACTTCAACAAGTTCGCATCCAAGAGTATCGACAAGAATTGAAGAAGTTGAGTTGATGCTTGTTGAGTTATAAATCTTAGCATCACCTTGTGTCTTGGTAATTGTAGCTACAGGAAGCAAAGTAACAGAGTTAATTGTAAGAGCCGTAGCTGTCGTGTTTAAGGCGGTTATGGAACCATAAAACAAAAGTTGTGGTACATGATATGTTGTTGTACCAACAATAGCTTTGCTCCATCCCGTTACTCTGATTGTTTGTGTTGTAGCCAAAGCATTAAGCATTGGAACAATCTTAATATAGTTCAAGCTTGCACTTGGGATTACACCCGCTCCACTTGGTGGAGTAGCTGTTGGTGCTTCATTAGGAATTGTTGTTGTATTTGTTGGTATATTAGTTGATAACCATTTCATTGGTTCTTGAACTGTTTTCAACTGTGTCATTGTGTGTGTATGAATCATTGTTTATCCTTTGTTTAAACAACAGATATTGAAAGTACTTCCGAACATTGTAAACCATCCACATCGTTAAATAGAGCAAGGCTAAAAGTACCAATGCTAGTGCCTGTTTGAATACCTAATTGAAAAGTATCTCCAGTTGTAAAAGTTACAGCTGTAAATGTATTTTCAGCGAAAGACACCCAAGCACCTCCATTTTTACGATAGTATAATATTACATTTCTAGGAATAGTCCCTGTTATTAAATTCCACTTAAGACGAACTGGTTGATAAGTCTCAGAAATTATATTAGCATTTCTAAGAGGACCAAGTACAGTTAGCGTACTAACTAAAACAACATTAAAAGGGGACCAGAGAAGGTAAAGCAATGCTGGAATATAACCATCTGCGTCTAATATTCTATTGTGGTTAAGTCTCCAAAGTGGAGAAGTAAAAGACCAAGTTCTATTTCGATGCATTTCACTTTTTCTTTTTCTTTCGCTTTGGAAGTTTAGTTCCCTTTGGTGTTTCTTTAGACCAACGGGCTGCAATCTTTGGATGGACTGCATACATAAACTTACGCTGTTGTTTTGATTTGAATGGCATTATTCCCACCTTACTTGCTTACCGCTCTTCTTGGCGCGAACGCCCTTGGCGGTACACATTGATTTGGTTGGACGACAGGCAGGATACTTCCTGCTTTTGTCGCTTGCGCTTTTACGACCACATGGTTTACCTGTCTTGCAGTCTATCCAACCTTTTCCGTTGTTTCGTGCAAACCAACCATGCAATCCTTTCTTTTTCTCAAGGGAGAAGTCAGCCTTCTTTTTTCTAGGCATTACTTTTTCCTCTTGGATTTTGAACCCCACTTGGCAGCACCGACTTTGCGGCACTGAACCAAAGCACCCG